TCAACATACTGTCCGTAAAATCCGCTAGACACGTAAAAATCCGAAGAATCTTCTTGATTCTCCGGAACTGGAGAGACGATAGACTTTTTGGGTCTATCGTCTCCCGAATCTTGGATTTTAAAACCAAATAATTTAGGCATTACTCAAGTGTAAACTCTATTTCTATTATTTATAGAGGGTTCAATACTTGAGAATCTGTACCTAGTTGAGTATTACCTGCAGAATCAAGAGCATCCCACCACTGAACTTGAAGATCTACTGTGAATTCTTCAATCGTATCAGTAGAATCGTATGAAAGATCGATTGCACTAACTGCGGTTGGGAAAATTCCGTAGAACTTATATGCCTTGAGAACTGGAATTGCATCTCCTGGTTGAGTAATGTTTGGATTGGTAACATTACTGTTTGCTGAAGATACGGATGATCTTCCAAACTGTTTTACAATCGCATCTCTTTGGTATTGAGCTGGATTGATCAAACCAGAGTTGTCGTCATGCTTGTTGATAGCATTCATCCACTTCTCGAAAGCAGTTCTGATTGAGAAATCTACATCGTTAATGATGGTAACTGTCCAAACATCGAACGTTCTATCACCTGCAATCTTTAGAGCTCTTCCCCTGAAAGGAACCTCAATCACACCAACGTTTGACGCTGGGAGATTTGCAGTTTTGATCATGAATCTAGATAGTTCACTTACTGTTCTTGTTTGATCAGCTTGATCTCCAGTTGTACCTTCTGTAGCGAAGGTTGGGAATGCAAGCTCAACTTCAAAGAGGTTGGGTCTTGCTGCTCCACCGATTAATCTTGATTTGAAATCTTCTAAAGTTCTGGAGCTGAAACTTGGGGTATTTGAAAATGACATTTGTTTTTTACCTCGGTGTAGGGATTAATGTTTTAAAGAAAATTAAACGGTTCCAACAACCTCTTCGAAGCTAATTCCAGTTCTATTAGCAACGAAAGTTAGACCAATGAAGTTGATTGATCTTGCAGGTTTGATGAAGATATCAGCCCTAAATTGATTTGCGTCAATAACATCTGGAGTGTTATTGGATTCGTCGCAAACAACGAGGAAATCTGTGATTCCTCTCTTCGCCTTAACATCACGAAGATATGGTTCAACAATATTAACAAAGTTTGTTCTGGTGATAACATCATTGAACTCAAAGAGTTGTGCTTTTGCAGCTCTTGAGATTGTATCTTCAACTGTCAAGAATAAACGACGGACGTTGATTCTATCAAAGGCAGACGCGACTGACAATCCAGTCTTGTCTCCGAATAGAATGATTCCAGCACCAGGTGAGAAGATAACTGGGTTAATTCTATTAGGATAGAGAAGATCTCTTTGTGCCTGCGAAGGATTGTATGCAAGTTTGACTGCATTATTAATTGTTCCTCTGGAAGCACCAGCAGGTGAGAACCATGGGAAGTTATTAATAGAAGTTCTTGCCATAATTCCAGCAATGTCACCACAAAGCGGAATATATCTAAACTCATTATTAAATCTATCAAACATGTACTTATAACCAGAATCAAATACTGCATAAGATGAAGATGATACGGAGTCAAAGAACGATAAAACGTTGTTTGTTTGAGTATCCGTATTCGTTATGTTGAGAACAGAAGCTTTTGTTGGTGAAATGCAAGCAATACAATCTTTTCTAGCTTCTGCAATATCAATCAGTTTATTAGCTTTTGCTTGAGATTCAAATGTTGTTGCTCCTCCATCAGGACCACAGATGAGATAATTTACATCATATTCTGCAGGATTTCTGAACAGTTCATAAGAACTTACGATATCCGCAAGAGTTACTGCCATTCCTCCATTTGCTGAAGAATAATCATAACCACCACTTAGAGAGTAAGTTTTGTTTCCAGCACATCCAAAGTTAATTCCACTAGCTAACTGTCCCCAAGCAATTGTTGCTCCACTACCAACAACCCATCCATCAAGAGAGGTGAATGAACTACCTTGTACAGCATCACTTGATCCTGCAAAGATATAAGCAGAAACATTTGCAAGATAATTCTTATAGTAAACGTTTTCTGCAGGAGAAATCTTTGTATCTGTTGCTTTACTTAGATTTGTATATTTTTCTAAGATATTTCCAGCGATTCCAGTGATAGATCCACTGTCGTCAACTACAACGACGTGCATTTCGTCGTTCTTACCACCCCTTTCCTTAGCATATTGTGATGTATTGGGTTTTGGTGCAATGGAGTTCCAAAGAATTGATGTATTAGTCAATCCTAAAGTTTGTCTAGCGTACCAATCATCTGCAGTATTATTTGCCTTTGTATACAGACCTTCTCCTTTAGTTAATGTATTTGAACCATCTGCTAAAATATCAATTGCGTTTCTAGCGTATCTAACTACTAAAGTAGTCGATGCGTATGCAACAGGTGAAGCGCTATCTAGAATAATTGAATCAGTTGTGATTCCAGTAACTCTTGCAGTTAGAGTTCCGTTTAGTGTTTGAATTAAATCACCAACGAGAATACTGTTATTGGTTTGAATATCTGCAATAACTCCAGTGGTAGAAGTGATTGTAGTTGAACCAACTCCAACACTTGCGTTACTATTCATTCTAAACTTCTCTAGAGAAGTTGCAGTTCCAACATTATTAAATACCTGCCAATATTGACCCGGACCACCAAGAATTCTGCCCAGACCAGCAGCACTATATTCTGTTTCTACTGCAGCAGCGGTATCACTATGTAAACTTACAATTTTAACATCAATTTTATCTTTACCAACGCCAGTTACGACGCCTTTTACAAATCCTGAGAACTGATCTACATTACCCTTACTATCTGCAAAGTCAGTTGAGAATCCACAAGTAATTGCGTATCCAACTTGAATACCAAAAGTGCCTATTCCTAGTTCTTGGTCAGCAGCATTATCGATAACACAAACTGTTAATCCATTTCCCCATGATCCTGGATCTTTTGCTGCATAGATCCAATCAGTAGCAGAAGAATAATTACTTGCGTAATCTTCTTGATTTTTAATCTTTAAGGATACAGGTGTTGATACAGGGAAATTAGCGTTCTTGATACTACTGTTATCTGTTCTTACTACTCTCATCACACCACCGTATGATAAGTATGAGGATGCAGTCATCCAATATTCGTATTGACCATCGTTATCCAATGGTCTTCCGAAAGTGTTGAGTAAGTCTTTTTCTGTTTCTACAAGAACAGGAACATCTACTGGACCCTTGGAGAAAGGTCCGACAAAAGCTCCGATTTGATCATTTACTGCATCAAGTCTTCCTACAGTAAGATCAACTTCCCTGACCTTTATGCCTGGCGATACTAAATTTAGCGACATGTCTTTCCCTCTAGAGAGTTTCAGTTTAACTACTAATATTTAGAATTTGCTTACTTTATAATGGGGAAACCGCCAATGAACACCCTACCAGTCAGGATATTCCCACTTATCAAACACTCTATTGGTCATTCTACTTACCGTTATTCTTTTTATAGTACAAACCTTACACTCATATGAATATGCTGATGGAATAGTGCCTCTGTCTTTTCTTGTTAGGTAAAATCCATCAAGTAAATCTTTTATTTCTCCACATACTCTACACTTTCTTTCAGTTAGAAATAAATGTTCTAATTCAAACTGGTCATCAATGTCCATCTTTTATACTATCCTTATAAAATTTGTAAACATCACCAGTTCTACGATACCACCATCCCTGTATAGGTTGTACATATTCCATACTTATATGATTATATAGTGGATCCCACAATTCTTTTTCTATTATATCTTCTGCTACAAAATCTAGATATCTATCTTCCCATTCTTTCTGACATTCTTCTCTACTTCCCACACCTTTGTCCGCCAATCTTCTACAGAATACAAGGTCATCATTTTGAGATAATTTTCTTTCCCACCATGCCCAATAATGACTATTAATTGCATTAAGAATAAGAATAGGTACAGTAAAGGTAACTGTAAAATTAATATATGCTTTTTTTAATTTTTCAAACACTATCGATAGTCCCACATATACTGACTACTTCCGTATTCATCCATGTGCCATCTATCACCATTCTCATCTATAAAACTTTCTCCACCTTCTAAACCATCAGAGATAAATCCAAATGGTGCCATATCTGCTTCAATTTGATCTCTCTGATCTTCGTAGATTCTCTTACGAACATCCTGATCGGACATCTCTTTGAAATAATCTTGCATGACCAACCATGCAAAAATAACTAGACACATTGCAAGGTCGTCGTTACATCCATCTTCCGCTTCAAATGAATTTGACTTTTGAATGAAAGTAGTTAGTTCACTGATAATATCGTAGTCGTTAATAATTAGTTTATCGTCTTCAAGTAGAGTCTTGAGATTCATGCATCCTGTCTTTTTGACAGTCTTGGACATCTTGACTCCCATCTGGGATTTTTTACCAGAGAATCCTTGACCAACAATTTGACCCGCACGTCCTCTCATAGAACACATCAGGATATTATCGTATTCAAGATCCATATGAAGAATCTGACCCACTTGTTCTCCTAGGTCATTGACTTCAACTAAGACAAATGCTTTATTATATGATGTAGCAACATCTTTAATGATATTTGGGAACAACATTGGTTTGATTTGATTGTTCCTGTATTTTGCTACAAGTTGATACGGGAAAGTAGTAGTATCAAATATAACGAACGCAGAATAATCTTTTTCTACACCACGAGCAACATCAACTGTGAGGATATAATTATGATCTTTTTCTGGTTCTTTGTAGATATCCAATCCTGCGTTTCTCTTGATTGGATCATCATAAGTCATTGATCTCAACTTGGGCGCTGAGATCAGAGTATCAACAGATCCAAGGAATTCGCACTCAAACTCAACCTTGAATTGTTGTTCAGAAGTGTTCTTAATGGTCTGTTCTTTCCACTTCGCATCCCTACCTGGGACTTCAGACCAGTGAACATCAGTTGGAATATATTCGTTCTTTCCTCTCTCCGCATCATGCCACATGCGGTAGAAGTGATTCATACCCTTGGGGGTAGAAACTATCAGGACTTTTGTAGACTTACCTGACGAGATAGTAGGATAAACACTGGCAAAGAAGTCATCAGCAATGTGATTCGGGATGAATGCGAACTCGTCCAGAAAGATGACATTATAGGAGCCACCACGGACAGCAGATGCAGAAGTAGACGCG